CCTGGCCACGGCGGTGGGCAACGTGGGTTCGGTAGTCCCGAACGCCCCGACCCCGACCCCGCCCGCCGGCTCCTAACCAGCCACACATCTGGTGACAAACCGTGTTTTCTCGGCTACATTGGGTCGTGCCCGCCTGCGGGGACACAGGTGGCCCAGGGAACACAACAGCGTGCAGTCACCAGCAGCCCCGCAGCAGCCACCCGGAGCGCGGCCCCTTCCGGTGTGACCACGCGAGCACGCGCCCCGGTCTTCCACCGAGACCGGGGCGCTTCGCATGACCACCCTCTACTCACCGTGGGAGCACGCGGCCCGCCTGTTCGACGCCCGCCAGCGCCGCTACGTCAACCCCGGCGACCTCGCGCGCAAGCTCGACAACAAGTGGCGCACCTCCCCCGCGCTCGACCTGATCGACGCGGCCATCGTGCAGCTGATGCAACCGGACTCGCCGTACAACGCCCTGGCCGTCTACCTGCCGCCCCAGGAAGGCAAGAGCCAGAAGATCTCCCGGCGGACACCCGAATGGCTGCTCGACCACGACCCCGCGCTGCGCATCGCCATCGCCTCCTACGGTGACGAGCTGGCCGTCCGCTGGGGCCGGGACATCAAGCAGGACATACAGCAGAACCCGTGCCGCACCAGCGACCAGGCCGGGGACTGCCGGGACGGGTGCGGCGGCCTGCACATCTCCATCCGCCGGGACAGCTCAGCGGCCGGCCGGTGGGAGACACCAGCTGGCGGCGGCGTCTACTGCGTCGGCATCGGCGGCCCCCTGGTTGGCCGCCCCGTCGATGTGATGATCATTGACGACCCGGTGAAAGACCGGGCAGCGGCAGAGTCCGCGAAGATCCGGGAGTCCACCTGGGACTGGTGGGAGAGCGTGGTGCTCACCCGCCTTGCACCAGGGGCGCGCGTGATCCTGGTCCAGACCCGCTGGCATGAAGATGACCTCGGCGGCCGGCTCAGCGCCCGCCCGTCGTCGCTGAAATGGCGGACCGTCAGCATCCCCGCTATCGCCGTCAGCGAAGACCCGCTCGGCCGCCCGCCCGGTGAGGAGCTGATCTCAGCCCGGCAGCGTGAGCCCGGCTACTTCCAGCGGCTCCAGGCCACCATGAGCCCCTACGTGTTCAGCGGCGTCTACCAGCAGACGCCGACCGCAGCGGAAGGCAACTTCTTCCGCCGGCAGACGTTCCGCTACTGGCGGGCCATGCCGGCGTGGCAGGACGGGCGCGAGCGCCTGGACCTCGAAGGGAAGCCGGTCACCCTCGCTGACACCTGGCGGTTCATCACGATGGACTTTGCCGCGAGCACCAGGGACGGCGCTGACTACACGGTGGCCAGCTGCTGGTGCATCACCAACGAAGGTGACCTGGTGCTGCTCGACCGCCGCCGTGCCCGCGTCGGCGACCATGAGCACTTCACCATGGCAGACGGGATGCGCACCCGGTGGGGTGCGGACATGGTGTACGTGGAGAGCAACTGGTGGAGCAAGACGTTCGTCAAGGACGCCATCGACCACGGGGTGCCCGTCGCGCCGGTCCTGGCCGACACCGACAAGGTGACCCGCGCCATCCCGGCGGCCGGCCGCGTCCACGCCGGCCGTGTCTGGTTTCCAGCTGCTACCAGCGGGTGCGAGTGCGGCAACTGCAAAGACGGTGAATGGCTTGACGAGTGGTGCGACGAACTGGCAATCTTCCCCCAAGGTACGCATGATGACCAGGTGGACACCCTGGCGTATGCTGCCCGTGTCGCGGTGAATGACTGGACTCCCGCACCTACGCCCGCTAGGCCGGGGCTCTCTCCCCACGAGAGGGCCATCACAGCCGCGCTCGAAAGCGCAACTGGCGGGCAAGATGGCATCGACATCATGGGCCTGCCGTACTGACCGGGAGGCGGGCGGCACGTGCAGATGCACCAGGTGGCGCCCTACCCGGATGTGCTCGCCGGCCTTGTCGCCCGGCTGAAGTACCGTCAGCACCTCGGCTGGGAAGTGCGGCTCGAAGATGACCTCCAGCGGGACAAGCCGGGCCGGCACGCAGGCGAGTCACGCGGCCTGACGCTGGTCGTCACCCGGTGCGGGCCGAACACGTACCACCCTGATCAGGTCATGGCGGTCAGCCACTACTTCCCGGTGCCGCCTGCGACGTACGACCTGCGGTCCTGGCAGCGGTGGCTGTTCGACCGCCTCGGTGACGTGGACACCCATGAGCGCATGGAAGACTTCGCCGTCGCGGACTCCCCCGGCAGCGAGCACGTCACCCGGCCTTACGCCCCGTCGCACGGGCCGGGCAACGACCCGTACCTGGTGCGTGAGGTAGGCACCGACCTTGACGTGCGGACCTCGTTCCGTGGCGAGGTGAACGGTGGCTAGCCCACCCACCACCGACATCGGAGCCCCGGATTTCTGGTGGGGGCAGGTCGAGCCCGAATGGTTCGAGAACACCTACGATCTCAACTTCCCCGAGAGCGTCGTCACGTACAGCCGGATGCGCCATGACCCGCAGATCAAGGCGGTGCTCAACGCGTACATCCTCCCCATCCTGCGCGCAACCTGGGTCATCGACCCGGACGGTGCCCGCGACGAGGTGGCAGAGCACGTGGCCGACGACCTCGGCGTCAACATCCTCGGCCAGGACGAGCGGCCCGGTGCGGCCCGCAGGCGCGGCGTCATCTGGCAACGGCACCTGCGGCAGGCGCTGTATGAGCAGCTGGTATTCGGGTTCATGCCGTTCGAACGCCGCTACCGGATCGATGACGACGGGTCGGCGCACCTCGACGCGCTCGGTGCGCGGATGCCGTGGACGGTGGCCCGCATCAACACCAACCGGGACGGGACGATCAGCAGCCTGGAGCAGAACATCCAGTTCACGCCGATCCCCGCCAACAGGCTCGTCTGGTACGTCAACGACCTCGAAGGGGCCAACTGGACCGGCATGTCCATGCTGCGCGCGTGCTACGGCGCGTGGATGCTGAAGCATGAGAGCTGGCGGGTCCACGCCACCTCGATACGCCGGTTCGGGATGGGCGTCCCCGGTGTCGAAGCACCCCCCGGTGCGACCGCCACCCAGATCGCGCAGGCGCAGCAGATGGCCAGCGCGATGCGCGCCGGGGACCAGGCGGGCATGGCCGTCCCCGCCGGCTTCAAGCCGTTCCTGATGGGCATGACCGGCGGCGCACCGGACGCGCTCGCGTTCATCCAGTACCTGGACCGGGTGATCGCCAAGCAGGCGCTGGCCAGCCTGATCGAGCTGGGCCAGACCGAAACCGGCTCCCGTGCGCTCGGTGACACGTTCATGGACCTGTTCCTGCTCAGCTTGCAAGCGGTCGCGGACGAAGCCGCGCTCGTCGCCACCTCGGGGCAGGACGGCATACCGGGCATCGTCGTGGACATCGTGGACCAGAACTGGGGCGAGGACGAGCCGTCCCCGAAGCTGATCTGCACCGATGTTGGCACCCAGTACGAGGCGACCGCCGCCGCGCTCCAGCAGCTCACCGCGACCGGCGCGCTCCAGCCCGACGCGAGCCTGGACGAGTGGATCAGGAAGCAGTGGCACCTTCCCGAGCGGACCAGCCCGTGGATCCAGCCGCAGCCGAAGCAGGCCCCGCAGCCCGCTAACCCGGCCGCACCCGCTGCGCGTGGCGCAGAGGACGGTGGCGCACCCGCAACCGGGACGGGTAACCAAGGACAGGGGGGCTCGGATACCCCCGGTTCGGGCACCCCCGCTGCCGCTACGGCGGCAAGCCGCAGCACGGACCAGGTGCAGCCCCGTGCGTCGGGGTCCGTGCTGCGGCGTCAGCCCACCGCGATCGAGGCGGCCAGCGGGTTCGACGCTGAGCAGCACCAGCAGCAGTGGCAGACTGCGCTGGACGCCCTGATGGCGGCGTACCAGGGTGTCGTCGCCGCGCAGAAGACCGACATCGTGGACCAGGTGGTCGCGTGCCTGGAGCAGGGCAACGTCGCGCAGCTGGCCACCATCACCGCCGATGCGAGCGGCGGCGTGCAGGTGCTGCTCAACGCGATGATCAACGCCTGGCACGCTGCGGTGAACGCGATGATCGGGGAAGCCGCCAGCCAGGGCGTCCAGATCAGCGCGGCCGACGTGATCATGCCGGCGCTCGACCAGATCGCCGCCGGCCGCGTCGCCTTCGCGAGCACCTACATGGCGCAGCAAGGCGGATCACGGGCGATGCGGAACGTCCAGCCGGCCAAGCCCGCCAAGGACCAGGCGACCAGCGCAGCGGAGGACGTGTCGGCGTTCCTCGATGACCTGTCGTCCCGGTCGCTGCGGGACCAGCTCGGCGGCGCGCTCACCGCAGCGCAGAACGCCGGGCGGGTCGCGGTCCTCAAGGCGGCACCAGCGAGCGCGGGGACAGCGACGTACACGGCCAGCGAGATCCTGGACGTGAACACCTGCAAGAAGTGCCAGGACGAGGACGGCCACCAGTTCGAGTCGCTGGCCGCAGCGGAAGAGGCGTACCCGACCGGCGGGTACATCAACTGCCAGGGTGACCTGCGCTGCCGTGGCACCGTCGTAGCCATCTGGGGTGGCAATGGCTAAGACCGGGAAGCAGAAAGCCGACCCGCTCAAGGAGTACTGGGTGCACGGCCCCGGCGCGGCGAAGATCGGGTGGGGCACCCCCGGTGACTTCGACCGGTGCGTAGCTGAGGTGACGACGCACGCACCTGAGCTGAAGAACGTCAAGGGCTACTGCGCTGACCGCCACCACGACGCACTGGGTGTCTGGCCTGGCCAGGAAGACAAGGGCTCCGTCCTGATCGACAACACGTTCGGCGTGTTCACCCGCGCGGCGGCAGTCGAGGAAGCCCCCGCCGTGCTGGTGCCGCAGCTGGTCACGATCACCGATGTGGAGCTCGTCGCGACGGGCACCTGGGACTTGTCGACCGGCCCGGCGACGTTCACGACCGAGGACTTCGCCAGCGCCATCGCCGCGTCGGCGTGCCCCGCTGTCGGGCCGCCGCTGATCAAGCT